CCGGAGGGAAGGGTGGGTCGGAGCCACGTGTCGTTGCCGAGTATGCCCGGAGGGAAGGGTGGGTCGGAGCCACGTGTCGTTGCCGGGTACGCCCGGAGAGAACGGTGGGTCGGAGCCACGTGTCGTTGCCGGGTACGCCCGGAGGGAACGGTGGGTCGGAGCCACGTGTAGGGTGGGTAAGCGGGGCGCAGCCCCGCGCGACCCACCGTTGCCGGGTACGCCCGGAGGGAACGGTGGGTCGGAGCCACGTGTCGTTGCCGGGTACGCCCGGAGGGAACTACAGGAGCGACGGGAGCGACGGGAGCGACGGGAGCGACGGGAGCGAGCCTATTCGGGGTGGTCCGAGAGGAATGCGGGCGGATCAGGCTCCGTGCGGCCCCAATCTGGTTCGTAATCACCGGCCCGAACGAACCGGTGGAAGCTCGACATGGGCCAGTCCCGGGGTCGCGCGACATGGCCATGCTTAACAGGGTTGTAATGGATGTAGTGGCAGCACCGCTCCAGGTCGTCCTCGTCACGGACGCAGTGCTCCCAGAAGCGACGTTGCCAGACGCCGCGTTCGCCCTTGGCCAGGCGCGACGCGCTCGGACGTACCTCGCCGCCCCCGGAGGCCAGCCAGGACTCGGTGAATTCTCCCTTGACGATCTGCCAGCGCGTAGAGAAATCAGCATCGCCTCGCGGCAAGGTCCAGATGCAGTGGAGGTGTTCGGGCAGTAAGACCATGGCTACGGTCGTGAATGGGCGCCGCCGCCGTTCGCTGCGCAGGGCGACGCCCAGGAGCCGTTGCGCCTCGGGGGCCCAGAACAGAGGCTGGCGCTGGTGCATCACGACGGTGAAGTGATACGTGCCGCCTGGCTCGTACCAGCGGCGGTAGTTCGGCATCGTGGTCCGCCCCTGCGGGTTCCTGGATTTCCTCTGGGCGGGTCAGTCAGTGAGGCGCAGCCCCGCGCAACCTGCCGTATAGCTTACCGCGGGCAATCCTTGGTGCCAGGACTCATCGCTTCCTGTAGACCCACCGTTGCAGGGGTACGCCCCTGCGTGACTGAGCTTCCTGTAGGGTAGGTAACGGTAGCCAGGCCTCGGTTCAGGGGTTTACCGCTTCTGCCTCCGCGCGCGGCGCTTGGGTTTCGGCCGCACGCGGCCGAGGCCCCAGTTGTCGCATTGCAGGCAGAACTCGTGGGGTTGCAACTGCCGGCTGCCGCAGGCGCGGCAGCGACGGCGCCGTTTCATGATCGCCTTGCCGGCCCAGGTGGCGGACAGGCCCAGGAACATGGCCGGGAAGGGCAGCCGCTCGAGTCCGTGATCGCCCCGGTACAACCCGCGCGCCCACGCCTCCCCGATCGCCTCGGCCAGCGCGACGGCCACCCATGGCTCGTCGGCGCAGGGATCCACCTGACGTTCCAGCATCGAACGCCAGGCGCGCCGATCGAAGGCCGACTGCTGGATGGTCTCTCGCTTCGGCGGCACGCGCGGCGGGGGATCCGGATCCGTGATGGGGACCCAGCACCGCGAATCGTTCAGCCGCAGCCCCAGGCGTTCTGCCGCCCAGGGCGTCAACGTCAGCCGCGGCGCCTGCCCCACCCGCGTCTGCGGCCAGAACTCCAGCCACCCGGTCTCCACCAGCGCTTGCAGGACGTCCGACGCCTCCTCCACACCGCACCGCAGCCCCTCCGCCACCTGCTTCGGCGTCGCCCACGTCCGGCGCGTCACCACCGACAGGACCTCCGCAACCTCGAAACGACCCACTTGCATCGATGCGACCTCTCGGTTAACACGTGGATAGACAAACCCATTAAGGTCTCGCCAGATCCTACGGCGAAATTCGCGCGCACCCGAAAAATTTGGCGCGCGAAATAGTTCTAAGTCCTTGCCCTGCTTGCGCAATCGGTTGGCAAAATTCAGCGCCGAGGGACCCCAAAGTGCGCTAACTGGGTGAGAGGGGTGAGTGATTTCGGAGACGACCCGATGCCGACCCGGACCCCACCTCACTTGCGACGGAAACGGCTGCGGCGCGACGCCTGGGTCAAAGCGGCATTTGCCGCGGGGATCTCGGTGGCCGCGATCGCCCAGCGGCAACAGAAGAGCCGGCAGTGGGTCTACCAGCGCCTCGAGGCGATGGGCTGCCCGGCCTCGACCTTTCCGCACCCGCGCCGGAGACGACGTCCCAACCAGGGACCCGAACTGCCATGAGCGTCCAGGAGGTCCTCGAATGACCCGCTTTCTCAATGCCCCGATGACGATCGCCCACTGGATCTACGGCCTGCGGGCCGCGGCGGGGTCGGTGCGCGATTACTTGAACCCGGTCGAGCTGGTGCGCGTGGTCCTGCCGGCACTCTTGCACGGTGGCGGGACCTACGCGGTGTTGACCGCACTGTTGGACTCGGCTTCGGCGGTCTTTGCGCCGGCGTATGTCGGCGCGGCCGTGGCGGTGCTCACGGCGCTGGTGCAGATCGCGCGACTCCTGGACCACGATGCGGCGGCCTGACCCATGCTCGAGCTCATGACCGAGATCGCGGCGGCCGTGGCCTTCGTTTGTCTCGGGACCGTCCTGATCGCCGCCGTCGTCGTCCCGTTCGTCGCCGGACTCTTCGTACGGCAGCGCTGACATGAGAGGAACCCATGCACGACACTTCGAATGTTTCCCCAATGGCCGTGGGTCCGGCGCTCATGCTGGCCGGCCTGGTCTGGGGGGCGGGCAACGTCCTGGCCGACATCGGCGCGGGCGGGCCGACGTTCCTGGCGGTCCTGGGGCCGGTCCTGATCGGCCTGGCGGCCGTCGGGAACTTGCTGTTCACCATCTACAAGGACTACCGCCAACGCCGGGGAGGCTAACTCACGATGGCCAACAAACCGATCGACCGCAAACAGGTCGAGCAGCTCGCCCTCGAGGGGGCGACGGACGCCGATATCGCCCGCGACCTGGGCTATGGCCTGAAGCGCCTCGTGGCGCACTGTTCGGGCCTGATGCGCCGGGCCCGGGCCCGGCGGCGGAACAAGATCCACCGTTGGATCTGGGAGTCGGCCGAGAAGGGGACCGTGTCGGTGCAGCTCTGGCTCGCCAGAGAGGTGCTCTCCAACGCATCGAACGCTCCCGAGAAGCCGTCCCCACCCGCGGTAACGCCAGAACAAATGAACCGGATGCTTACTGACAATGCAATCCTTCAATCCACCTGCGAGCGCGACGAGTCCCGTGCCGCCCCCGCCCCCGCCCCAGCCCCAGCCCGAGGGGGTGACCCCAGCGGGTTTGCTTATGAGGCGAGTGGCGGTCGCTGGGTCTGCCCGAACCACCTGCGGCTGCTCAACCGCAAGCTGCTCGACGTCGCCCGCGGGAGCACCCCGCGGCTCTTGATCGCCATGCCGCCGCGCCATGGGAAGAGCGAGTTCGCCTCGAAGTACTTCCCGGCGTGGTACCTGGGCGCGTTTCCGGACCGGCACGTGATCCTCGCCAGTTACCAGGCGGAGTTCGCGGCGAGTTGGGGCCGAAAGGTGCGCGACGTGCTCGCGGAGCACGGACCAACCGTGTTCGGCCACGCGGTGCGCCGGGACGTCGCGTCGGCCGAGCACTGGGAGCTCGCCGGGTCCGGCGGAGGCATGGACACGGCCGGGGTCGGCGGGGCGCTCACGGGCAAGGGCGCGGACTTGCTGATCATCGATGATCCCGTGAAAAACGCCGACGAAGCCAATAGCCCCACCTTCCGCGACCGCGCGTGGGACTGGTACGTGTCGACGGCCTACACGCGGCTCCAGCCGGGCGGGACGATCGTGCTCATCCAGACGCGCTGGCACGAGGACGACCTGGCCGGCCGCGTCCTGGCGGACGCGCGGGCCGGGGGCGAGCCGTGGGAGGTCGTCGAGCTGCCGGCCCTGGCGGAAGCGGACGATCCCCTCGGACGCAAGCCGGGCGAGGCGCTCTGGCCCGAACGGTACTCGGTCGAATCGCTGGCGCGGATCGAGCGCACGCTCGGTCCCTCCTGGTTCGCCGCGCTGTACCAGCAGCGCCCCGCGCCGGCCGCGGGGAACCGGTTCAAACGGCGCTGGTTCCGCTACTGGTCGCCCGAGGACGGCGGCCATCTCTACCGGCTGCACGGTCTCACCGAGCAAGTCATCCCCGCGCGGGCGTGCCGGCGGTTCGGCACGCTGGACCTCGCGGTCAGCACGCGCACGTCGGCCGACTACACGGTGCTGGCCGCCTGGGCCGTGACCCCGCAGGCCGACCTGGTGCTGCTCGACCTGGTGCGCGAGCGGTTCGAGGAGCCCGACCTGGTCCGCCAGGCCGCGGCGTTTGCGCGGCGGCACTTGTTGGATTACGTCGTGATCGAGGCCAACGGCATGCAGCTCGGGATCGTCCAGACCCTGCGCCGGCCGCCGTACAACCTCACCGTAAAGGCGATCCACAGCGATCACGACAAGCTGAGCCGCGCCATCACGGCCATCATCCGCTGCGACTCCGGGCAACTCTTCTTCCCCGAGCGCGCGGCGTGGCTGGCCGACTTCGAGGCCGAGCTCCTGAACTTCCCCGTCGCCGCACACGACGACCAGGTCGATGCCCTCAGCCTCGCGGCCCTGGATGTCTTCCTGTTTGGGCACCCAGCGCCGCCGACCTTGCCCCAGATCGACCCGGAGCGGGACCGGCCCAGGATCGATCACCCAATCTTCGGGGGATTCTGAAGAGGCCGAGGATGAACGCGGATGAACGCGGATCAGAAAGAGTTTTGTTCTTTCTGATCCGCGTTCATCCGCGTTCATCCTCGGCTTCTTTCATCTTCTATTATGAATATCCGTTCTGCCTGGAATGCGTTGTGGGGCAAGGGTGCCCCGGGGTATGCCTCGGACGGGTATGGGGGCGGGCCGGCGTTTTTTGATGCCTACCGCACCCGGCGCGCGCCGAGCTTGCCCGAGCTGGTCGAGGCGTTCAAGGCCATCGCGTATGCCTGCGCCACGCTCAATGCCAACGGCGTGGCACGCGTCCCGCTGCGGTTGTATGCGACGACCCGCCAGGGCCAGGCGCGGCCCAAGGTCGCGACCAAGGCGCTGCGGCGGGACGAGCAGACACGGTTGCGCACCCGGCTGCCGGGGCTGACGCGCAAGGCCCTGGAGATTGACGAGGTCGTCGAGCACCCGCTGCTCGAGGCGCTCCAGGAGGTGAACCCCGACTTCGATCACGATGCACTGGTCCGGTACACGGTCCTGTGCCTCGACGTGGTCGGCGCCGCGTACTGGAAACCGGAGGCGAACCGGCTGGGAGTCGCCGCGGCGCTCTGGCCCCTCCAGGCGCAGTACGTGACGCCGATCCACGTCGCGGGCGAGTCGGCCGTGGCCGAGTACCGGTACTTCCAGGAACGGTACGCCCCCGAGGACCTCGTGCGGATCCGGCACCTCAGCGTGCGGGATCCCCACGGGTTCGGTTACGGGCCAACGCAGGCGGCGCTCGAGTACGTCGGGCTGGGCGACAAGTATGTCAGCGTCCAGGAGAACCTGCTGGGGCAAGGGGTACGGCCGAGCGTGCTGGTCTCGCCCAAAGATTCGACCATGCCGATGGGGCAGGACGAGCGCCGGCGGTTCGAAGCCGACATCAACGCCCGCTGGAGCGCCCCGAGCGCCGGCCGGGCCTGGGTCGTGGACGGGGCGATCGACGTCCACCCCTTGACGTTCCCTCCAAGCGACCTGGCGGCGCTCGAGATCAACGACCACGCGCTCCAGCGAGTGGCGAACTGCTTCGGCGTGCCGGTCAGCCTGCTCAAGACCGAGGACGTCAACCTGGCCAACGCCGAGGCCGGCCATCGGCAACACGCCGAGCTGGCGATCGAGCCGCGGTGCGTGTTGATCGCCGGGGCGCTCACCAAGTGGGTCCGGACCGAAGGGCGCCGCAACGGCCTGGGCTGGGACCGGCTGTTCTTCGCATTCGACAACCCCGTGGCCGAGGACGAGGAGCGCCGCGCACGCATCTTCGACCTCTACCTCCGCAACGGCACCCTCACCGTCAACGACGTCCGCCCCGAATTGGGGTACGACCACGTACCGTGGGGGGATGAGCCCTGGCCGCGGAAAACGAACGACCAGCCACAACAGGGCTAGAACGCCGTGGATTTCCATCGCTGTCTTCTCTGTTCGCCCTGAAAGGGCGAAGAAACAGAGACCGCGACCTCCTAGCCCTATTGAGGCTCGTTGAAACAGAACGAAGCGAATGGGCCGCGGATGCACGCGGATGAAAACAGAGTAGTGAAAGGTCGAGACTGCTCGCCGAACTCCACCGTCGGCATACCCTCGTTCCCACGCAGAGCGTGGGAACGAGGGGTCGCTGGCGGTGGAGATCGGCGAGGAGTGTCGAAAGGTCCTTCTGGTCCGCCTTCATCCGCGGCGGGTTCCCGCTTCAAGGATACCGAGCAATGCATTCCGAGATCATCACCAAGGCCTTCGCCCCCGCCGAGATCCACTTCACGCCGGGCGAGCGATCGGCCGTGAGTTACATCACCACGGACGCCGTGGACAACGAAGGAGACGTGGTCGTCGCCACGGGAGTCGACATCACGAGCGTGTTTCAGGCGAACCCGGTCGTAATGTCGTGCCACGACTATCAGCGCTGGCCGGTCGGCCTGTGCGACTGGATCAAGGTGGTCAAGGCCACCCCCCAGCGGCGGTTCAACGGGCTGGTGGCGAAGACGAGGTTTGACGACGACCCCGATGCCCTGCGCCTGTTCGGCCTGGTGCAGAAGGGGATCGTGCGCGGACAGTCGATCAGCTTCCGGGTGCCGGACGACCTCGCGCCGGGCGAGTGGGGACCGCCCTCCCAGGACGAGCTCAAAGCCCGGCCCGAGTGGGAAAACGCGCGGCGGATCATTCGCCGGTGCGTCCTGCTCGAGTACTCGTTCGTACCCATCCCGATGAACCATGAGGCCCTGGTGCTGGCCGTCAGCAAGGGTCTCGAGGTGCCCAGCTACCTCGAACCCCTGCTGCCGGCCCTGCCCCCGCACCGGACCAAGGACCAGTTGATCGCGGCGCTCGCCGCCAAGCTGCTCCCGTGCTTCGGCCCCGAGCGCCTCGACGCCCTTGCGGCGCGTGCCCTCGACCGGGTCCGCGGGGCCGTGTAGTCCCGGCCGGCGCAGCCGGCCGCCACAGAGTTCCCCTGGATTTCGTTCCCACTGAGGACCCATTACCCGTGAAACTTTACAAAGTCCTGAAAGACGTCTCCGGTCACAAGCCCGGCGACATTCTCGAGTTGGACCCCGCGCACTTCGCGACGCAGCACCTGGAAGGCCAGGGTCTGATCGCGGAGGCGCTCGGGGTCGAGGACGAGCTCCTGGTCCGCGCGATCGAGATGGTCGCGGAGGGCGTGAGCAAGTCGATCGAGAGTGCGACGACCAAGGCGCTCGAGGTCGTCGCCGCCTCGGCGAACAAGGGCCCGCGCATCGATGCCGGCGAATCGGAGGACGACCGCCGCAAGAGCTTCGGCCACCAGCTCGTCCAGATCGCCAAGACGGCCGACACCGACATCCCGGCCGAGGAGCGCGCCCGGGCGCACGAGATCTTGACGAAGATCTACAAGAGCACGTGGAACCAATGGCACAGCAAGGCGGCCCTGGCCGAGGGCGCCGGCGTGCAGGGCGGCTACGGGGTTTTCCCCGAGTTCTCCAGCGAGCTCCTGCGGATCGCCATCGAGGAGGCGGCGCTGGCGTCGCGCGCTCGCATCATTCCGATGGCCGCGGCCGAGATCCACATCCCCGCACTCGACCAGACCACGGCCCCCGGCACCGCGGGCCAAACGGCCTACACCGGCGGCATGGTCGCCTACTGGACGGCCGAGGCCGCCACGCGCACTGAGACCGAACCCAAGTTCAAGCAGGTCACGCTGCGGGCCAACGAGCTCAGCGGCTACTCGCTCGCCAGCCGGACCCTCCTGGCCGATAACGGGATCGGCCTGGAAGCCCTCCTGGGCGACTTGATCCGCGAGACCGTGAGCTGGTACCTCGACTACGGCTGCCTCCAGGGGCCGGGCGTAACGCAGCCGCTCGGTGTGCTCAACGCTGGGGCCACGGTCAAGGTGAGCCGCCAGACCGCCAACAAGTTCCAGCTCCAGGACGCGGCCAAGATGCTCGGCAGCCTGCTGCCGCGCAGCCGCAAGACGAGTGTCTGGCTCATCTCCCCCGACGTCTACCAGCAGCTCCTCCAGCTCGCCGATTCGTCCGGCCGCGTGGTCTGGCTGCCCAACTTCCCCGGCGGCGGCAACCTCGGCCCGGCGCAGCCCGCGCCCGACAACAACCTCATGCTCTTCGGCCTGCCCGTCGTCGTCACCGAGAAGCTGCCCGCTCTGGGCACCACCGGCGACGTCACGCTGGTCGACCCCAGGTACTACCTCGTCGGCCAGCGCCAGCAGATCGAGATCGCCGCGAGCGAACACTACAAGTTCATCAACAACCAAATGACCTGGCGCTTCGTTGCCCGCCTCGACGGCCAGCCCTGGATGGACAAGCCGCTGACCCTCCAGGATACCAGTCGCACGCTGTCGCCTTACGTCGTGCTCAATTGACCGAGCGAGTGGGGAGTGGGGAGTGAAGCGGAAGGGGGATCGTCTATGTCTTCCTTGTCTTCGCTCCCCACTCCCGACCTACTCACCACTCATTCTCCACTTTCCGAGTGAAGCGAGAAATGATCAACACCGAACGCATGTCCGAGGCCATTGCGATTCCGGCCGCGGGAATCCGCAGTGCCAGCCAGTCGGTCGGCAGCGTGTCGACCTCCGCGATTAACCTGCAGAAGTTTCGCCGCGTCGCGTTCCTGATCGACGTTGGGACCGTGGGCGCAAGCGGCACGGTGGATTTCAAGGTCCAGTGGTGCGCCACGTCGGGCGGCACCTATGCCGACCTGGCGAACACCAGCATCACGCAGATCACCGCGTCAAGCGCCTACGCGATCGTCGAGGTGACGGCCGAGCAGGTGACCGCCGTGCAGCCCACGGCGCAGTACCTCAAGGGCAAGCTCACGATCGGCACGGCGGCCAGCCAGGTCAGCGTGGTCCCGATCGCCGGCATCTGCCGGTTCGAGCCGGCAAGTAACGCGAACGACGCCAGCGTGGCGACCCCGGTCGTGCTGTGACGCGAGCGGCCGGGTGGCACTGACACGTCTTCGGAAAGTTCTCAATAAGTCCGGGCAACGTGCGGCGCAGGCCCACCGTCCCGTGTCGTTTCTGTCGTCGTCCGGGTGGCGCTGACACGAAGACGTGTCCGTGCCAACCAGTAAAGGACGTATCATGGCTGTCATCGATCTCACACCGCTCGTCGAGGCCACACCCGCGGGTGGCGTGCTCGTGCTGGGTGCTGGCGACTACACGCTGGGCGAGCTCGTCGTCGCTCGGCCGCTGTCGATCGTGGGGGTGTCGCCCCAGGCGACGCGCTTGCACATCGCCGGCGGGGCGACGTTCGGGCTACGGTTCGACGTGCCGGGTCTGCGGGACGTTCGTCTCGAGAACTTCGGCCTCGACATCGCGGACGCCGCGTGCACCCTGGCCATCGACTTTCCACGCGGGGTGCGCCGGGGCCGGCTTTCCGGGTTGGTCCTCGTGGGAAAGGGCGCCGGCACCGGCCTCCGTCTCGCGGGGATCGGCCCGGACGGCCAGCCGGCGAACAACACGTATCAGACCCAGCTCGAAGGCTGTGAAGTTTACAACTTCGACATCGGCGCGCACTTCGCGGGGGCCAATGCCAGCGGCGCGCGGATGAACGTCAACAGCGTGCGGCGCTGCGAGTGGACCGAAAACCGCGTCCACATCCGGGTCGATGACGGCTCGTCGAACACGTTCGACGGCAACAATTTCAACCCGACCGTGCGCGGCGGGACCGAGCGCGTGCTCATCACCGGGCCTTACGGCAACAACCTGTTCCTGGGCAACTACCACGACGACCTCGCGGCGGGCGAGGCCGCAGCGCGGCACGTGGGGTTCGCCCAGGCGTACCTTGCGCTGGTCGTCCTCGGCGACAACCAGCCGATGGCCGCCTACGGCGTGATTGACCCGAGCGGGAAGCCCCGTTCGGACGCAGTGACCTACGCGGGAATGTACCAGGGCGCCGCCCATGTCTAACCCTCTCGACCTGATCGCGTTGACCGACGCCACGGCGGCCCTGCAATCGGCCGGTGTCGCGCTCGGTGCCGGGCAAGGTGCGTGGCTGCCCTCCGCGATCGCGGCGGCCAGCCTGGCCGTGCAGCGCTATTGCCAGCGGTTCTTCCCGCTGGCGAACTATGACGAGGTCCGCCAGCCGCAGGCCGGCCAGTGGGACCGCAACGAGCCGGACACGGTCCTGCTGCGCTATCCTCCCATCGCGAGCATCGCCCGCGTCTCCAGCGGCCGGACGACCGCACTGACCATCCTCAACCTCGACAACGCCTCCAACCAGCGCGCCACGGTCTCGCTGCTCTGGACAGGGGACCCGATCGTCCAGCAGACGGCGACGGGGATCCTCCTGAGCCGCCAGGCCAGCGGGACCGCCATCAGCGCGACGCTGGCGTTCGCGGACCTCGCCACGGTGGGCAGTCTCGCGGATGCGATCAACGGACTGGGCGGCGGCTGGTCGGCGAACGTTGGCGCGGGTCTGGCGAACGTCGCGACGCTTGATGCCGGCGGCGCCTTCAGCGAGCTGTTCGGCCCCAACGGCCCCCAGGGCGCTCTCCTTGGCACCTCGGAGGGCGCGCGGCTCGATGTTTTCCGGGTCGATGTGCAGAGCTGGGACTACGACAGCAGCAACGGCGTCCTCTTCCTCAGCCCCCAGGCCGGGGCCTCCCTGGCGGGACCCGGGTCGCCCCAGCTCTGGGGCGTTACCGACCCGCTCGACGGCCTGGTCGCCGGCGGCGGCCAGTGGCGCGCAGCCGTACGCGTGATCTACCAGGGCGGGTTCGCAAGCATCCCCCTCGCCGTTCAGCAGGCCACGGCCGAGGTCGTCAAGGCCATGCTCGAACGCCTGGCGACCGACACGACGATTGCCAGCGAAAGCGTCGGCGCGCACAGTCTGTCCGCCTTTGCCGCGGAGTCGCTCGCCACCATCCCCGCCGCCGCGCGGCAGGCGCTGGCGCCGTACCGAATCTATCGAGCATGAGAAAGACAAAGGACAAAGGATAGGAGATCTCTTCGTCCGCTCACTTTTGTCGTTTGGTCTTCTCTCGCTTCTCTGTCTCTTTGGAGTGAATTCTCTGATGCATTTGATCGCCGGCCGGCTTCTTCCGAACACCGTGCAGCTCCAGACCGCGGCCTGGACGTTCGACGTCTCGGGCGGGCGGGTGGCCAACCCGAGTGGGTCGAGCAATCCCTTGCGTTGCTCGGTCCAGCCGACCGATGCACGCGACGTGCCCGAGCACCTGCGCGAGACGGCGCTCACGTACTACACGGTCTATTTCGCCGCCGATCCCGGCCTGAACGTCCGCGACGTCATCACCTGGATCGACCCCGCGCCGCCGCGAACGCTGGTCGTCAAGGGCCAGCGCCAGAACAGCGCGGGGGCCGGCAACACGTGGGTGGTCCTTTGTGCGGAGCGAACGTGACATGACTCTCGGCAATGTGTCCATCACCGCCACGCGCTATGATGCCGTGGCCCAGAAGCTTTACTACCAGGCCCCCTCGGGCGAGCTGCGCGAGGCGGACGTCGGCGAGTTTCAGCGCCGGCTGGTGCGCGGCGACCTCTGGCCCGAAGGCCTCGACCTCTCGGTGGTCCTGTTCCTGGCCGCGAGCGGAGTCGACATCTCCAACCTGAGCGCCGTCAACGCGGCGCTCAATGGCCATCAATTCGTCTGGCAGGTCTGAGCGCACATGAACAGCCAGCTTCGCGCCCCGCACGACCTCGGCTTCGTACCGCAGCCGAGCAGCTTCGGGACGACCAGTCTCCAGCTTTCGGGAACCGGCGGCACACAGGTCATTTTGGCCCTGTCGTTCGTCCCGGCCGATTCCAGGAAGCTCGCATCGGTGGCGCTGTACAACAGCGCGAACATGGTGGGAACGCCCAGCGGGGCGAACAGCGTCATCGACCTGTTCTCCGACTCGGGCGGCTCGCCGGGTTCGAGCCTGACGAGCAGCAACACCCAGGGACTTGGGAGCGCTCCGTCCGCCTCGTCCTGGATGCGCTGGACGGGACTCGACTCCGCCTGGAACCTGACCCTCACGGCCGGTACCCAGTACTGGATCCTGATCAAGAGCCTGGACTCCTCCAACTACATCGCGCCCAGTTACGGCAACTCCAACACGGGGATCGTGCAGTCGCAGGGCAGCGGCTCGAGCTGGGGGTGGTACAAAAAGCACAGCTCCAACGGCGCCGGCTCGTGGGGGACGGGCGTGGCCTGCTCGGCCGGCTGGCGGGTCGGCTCCAGCGACGGCAGCTATAACGGAATGCCCGTGTCGGCCATCGCGGCCGACCCCAACACGGTCTACGGCAGCAACGAGACCGGCGTCCAGTTCACGACGCCCGCGAACTCGGGCTACAACGTGCGCGGACTGCTCTTCTCCCCGCAGTCCAGCGGCGCCCAGGCCAGCCGCGGCCCATTGGCCTATCGCCTGTACGACGGCAGCGGCAACTTGCTCGGTACCACGGCGTCCGTGCCCGCCGCCAACTTCGGCACCGGGTACTACCCGCTCTATTTCTCGAGCGCCGTCGTCCTTCTGCCGGGCTCGACCTATCGCGCGACGATGACCCAGGCGGGGTCGGGCGATGCGACCCATTACTACCAACACGGCAACGCCTACACGTGGGACACGGACAGCAATAGCCTGCCGCTCCAGCCCATGGACGGCACCTACAACTACGTGACCTACAACGGCACGTCCTTCACTACGGCCAACACGCCCGTGCTGCCGTTCTCGCTCCTGCTGGATACGACCGGGGAATTCACCCCGACCGGCGGACCCATGTTCGGGCGCGTCGTGTACCCGGCCAACATCCCGCTGTTTTAGGACCAAGGAGTCCCCCATGTCCGCGATTCAAGTGCGCGGTGTTTCGGGATCGGTCGCCCTCACCGGCGGCGCCGCGAAAACCGTCCTGCAAATCGTCGCCCCGGCGAACCAGCGTCTGAAGCTGACGAACCTGAGCGTCTCGTTCGACGGTACCACGAACACGGCCACGCCCGCCCAGGTGCGCATCCTCCGGCAGACCACGGCCGGCACGATGTCGGCCGGCGCGACGGTGTTGATCGAGAAAGAGCTGACGGAAACGATCCAAAGCTCGTACCAGACCAATGCCACCGCGGAGCCCACGGCCGGTGACGTGCTGAGGCTGTTCACGGTGCCGGCCTTCATGGGCCAGTACGAGGTCTTCTATCCCTACGGGCAGGAGATCCTGGTCCAGGGTGGCGGGCGGCTGGGCATCGAAGTGAATGCGCCGGCGAATGTCAACTGCCGCGTCGAGGCGCAGTGGGAAGAGTGAGGTAGGTCATGGCGACGTTTCGGCCCGTCCGCCGGCGGCGTCCGCTGGTACCCTCGGGTTTTGCCGGTTCGGGCGCCAGCCTGTCCGGTCTGCCGCCGGTACTGGTCGTCCGCGCCGCGAACCGGCGGCACCCGCGGGCGCCGCAGGGCCTGGTGCTGCACGCCGACGGGTTCGCGTTCGCCCGGGTGCCGTTGAGCGCGCCGGCCCCCGTGCCGGCGGGCCGGCCGGTCGTCGCGGCCTGGCAGCCACGGCCTCGCGGCGCGGTCCGCGCCGGCCTCTCCGTTACCATCCTCGCCGGCCTGTCGCAAACGCCCAGCCCCGTCGACTTGCTCGAGGCGGTCCTCGCCCACTTGCAGGCCGACGGCACGCTGGCGGCCACCTTCGGCGGCCGGTTTGTGAGCGACGAGGAGGCCCTCGGCAGCGCCTTTCCATACGTCGTGGTGGACGAAGTCCAGGGACCCTGGTCGTACCAGAGCCGGGACAACTCGGGCGCCATCCCCGTGGACGACCATCGCCAGGTCCGGGTCACGATCGTCAGCGTCGGCAAAGCCGCCGTCCGCGTCGCCGGCCGGCTCGTCCACAGCTCCCTGTGGGACGCCAACCTCACCTTCGGCACCGGCACCTTGATGTGGTTCCGCAACGAGACCGCCCCCACGGACCAGCTCGACCCTGAACGCGGGCCGGGCAATGTGGATATCTGGCGGCGGACTTATGTCTACGAAGCCACCATTGCACGCTCCTTCACTTCACAATCCTGAGTGGTTTCTGTCATGAATATCACCCTGACCAGCGGCCTGACGCTGAACTTCGGCGAGACACCCCCCTCCGGCGCCTTCAGCGTGAACAATCAGACGGTCACCCTGTCCGAGTCGCTCGCGGCCAACTTCCGCGCCAGCGGCACGCTGGCCGACCAGTGCGACGGCCTGATCTACCTGACGCCGACGTTCGCCGCGTCGACGCCGCAAACGTTCGACCTGACCGCGCAGAACGACCCGCTCGGGAATGCTGTCACCGTGGCGCGGGTCCGCCTCTTCCTCGTGAAGTGGCTGAGCACGACCGACAACGTGCCCCTCCTTGTGGGCAACGCGGCGAGCAACCCCTGGACGGCCCTGTGCTCCAGCAGCACGGCGACACTCGCCGTGCCGCCATCGTCGTCCCTCAACGCCGGCGGTCTGCTCGTCCTGGCGCCCCAGACCACGGGCCTGGCCGTCAGCGGCGGCTCCAAGTCGATCAAGCTCGACCCGCAAACCGCGGCAGGAACCGCGCACATCATCGCACTCACTTGCTCGGCCTGACGGCCGAGCGAGTGAGGCGTGGGTTCGGAGTGGGGAGTGGAGCGGAAGGGGGATCGTCTGTCTCTTTCCTCTCTTCGCTCCTCACTCCCCACTCCTTCGACCGAAGGGAGAAAGCATGTCCGTACAGAAAGTCAACGGCAAGGCCGGCAGCGCGAGCTACGGCGGGACGACGCTTTCCATCACGCGGTGGCGGGCGAAGGTCACGCGCGAGCTAGCGGACTCGACCGACAGCAGCAACTACGACGCGACCACCAACATGGTCCACAAGTCGCAAATCCCCGCCACGCTCCAGTGTGAGGGGACCCTCGAAGGCTACTTCGACCTGAACAGCACGCAGACCGCGGTGATCGCACAACTTTATAGCGGCAATGCCGCCGTGAACCTGGTGCTGGCGATCGACGGGTCGCACAACTTCGGCCACGGGAACGCCGACATCGGCGACTTCACGTGCGACCTCACCATCGGGGCGGAGAACGTGAAGTGGTCGGCGACGTTCAAGTCGAACGGCGTCTGGACGATGGGCTCGTGAGGAGAGGGGATTCATGAACGACGCCGCGACCGTAACGGGAATGCCCGCGACTTTTGTGGTCGAGGGGGAGGAGTACGGGTTTCATCGACTCTTCTCGCCGATCTCCACCATGAATCACGCCGCCCGCGATGATCGTTGGCCGACTTGAGGTTGTGACTTGTCGCGTGACGACGCGGATGGC